CAGACCACGGAACAATTTATTAGTAAAATAACGTAAGTCTGTGATTTCGCCTAGATTGCTAGCACCAGCTAGTGTATCTACAGTAGAACCACGATTATCAGACGTCACAGGAAAGAAGTAATCCTCCATTTGCGCCAACGGATTGTATGTGGCATCCATCATGTTGGCACCACCACCGGACTGTGTAGGAATTCTACGCTGACTGATTTCGTTTTTGATTCGTTCCACATAGGCCATGGCCATGTGACTGGGCATGTTGCCTACATCAATTTTGAACACTCTGCGTTCGGGAGCTCGCTGCACACGATAGATAATAATAGCGTCTTCTAGTAATTCTTTTTGTTTAAAAACTTTAAACACATTTTCTAGTACACTAGTACCAAATGGCCAATACACATCCAAACCCTCAGTTAAACTGAGATGCACAATGTGTTCTGCGTTAATTGCTGCTTCATTTTGGGCACGAGTAAATCTTCCGCCGCCGCCCAATGGCACGTTAGGTTGCACGTAACTACCACTTGGTCCGCCCACTTGAGGATGGTTCATGTATTGATCGCTTGTGGTTACAGCAGTTACAGTTAAATTTTGAAAATTAGGATTAATATCTTTTAGAATATATTGTTCAGGTTTTTTGCCTTCGCTTTCGTTTACAATAACCTTAACAACTTTGCTCATTTCTACCCAGAATAACTTAAAGTTTTCTGGATCTCGCACAAATACTTGATCGCCGTATTTTATGGTATTTCTAACTATCTTGAATATTCTGCTGTTAAATTCGTTTAATTTTACCCATTGTTGTAGTTGTTCTTTGATAATTTTAACTTCATTATCAGTGGGGTCATCTTTAAATTTAATATCAAATGGCGTATTATTTGCTTCATTTTTCTGTGTCATAAACTCAGAAAGAATGTCTAATGCAGCATTAATTTCTGAATCCATATCCATTTGTTCATATTGATTATATCGTTCAATACGATTAGGATGACCTATATAAACATCCGGAAGATTACTTTGGTAATTCCTATATCCTGCGTCAGGAACACGACCACTACCAATTGGACTGATGTTGCTGGGTAGATTGCTGCTTTTAAAATACTTGCGCCAAGTCATATGTTATCTCAATGAATACTATATTTACCGCTGCTATTACGTATTATCAGCGATTCTTTTTGTGTAGTCAGTGTTATCTTCTAAAGTTCTAAGCATATCTTCCCAAATGGTTTTATCACGCATTGTGGAAATTAACTCGTCTAGTTTACTAATTTGCATTTGATTACTGTTAGTAATTTGATTAGCCAATGTAGATAATGTAGATGTTAATTGACTAGATTCAGCCGCTGACTCTACAGCGGTTGTTTCTGTTTGGATACCTTTCATTACCCCGGCTTGAGCATTTTCTAACAGATCTTTAACATTTTTAGGAGTCATAACACTTTCAACTCCATGCAGTTTAACCAGAGTGCCTTCTCCAAAATCTTCAAATAATTTACCAGTTGTGCCTAGTGAACCTGTAGCTCTTCCTGGAAGTTTAGATATTATTCGGTCAGCTATAGTACCCATTTTATCAACTACACCTGACAGTGATTTAACAGTTCCTAATAATACATCACCGACTTTGTTAAAGCTTTCGGCTACCTTGCCTCCCGGTTGCGTAATTTCGCCCTTTCTACTGCCGATAAATTCTATTAGACCTTTTGTAAGATCAGCTTGATTCTTGAATTGATCTTTCATTTGTTGCGGTAGTGCATTAGTAAACGCTGCCATAGGGCCAGTTAACTGGTTCATAAGGGCTGGTAATTGTTCTCTAGTCACTTGTTCTGCTTTGACCATGGATTCTCTCAATGGATCAATTACTCTGCCCAGCCCGTCCATATTTGTGCTCAATAGTTTCATTTGTTCCACAGTGTTTCCGATGCCAGCAACTTCTTTTTCCCTAGCTGCCAGTCCTCGAGCAGCTAGATCTTGCTGATCCTGAGCCATCTTGGTTTGTGCGTCCATGCCTTTGTCCAAAGCAGATATTGTACCAAAAGTTTCAGCCATGCTATCGCCTTCAGCTTTTAGATTTTCTGCATTGGCTTTGACCAGTTCTTGGTATCGCGATATTGCTTCATCTGCACTAATTGTTCCGGCATTCAGATCCGCATACACTTGATCCAGAATTTTTTTGCGTGTGGGACTGTTTGCCAACATAATGTTTAGATTTTTGTCTACCACACTGCCACCGGTCACTAACATCTGTTGCAAAGCCTTGGTCATGTCCGGGCCTACTTGTTCAGACAACAGCCTAAATTTCTGCGCAGCTTCGCCGCCCATTTTTTCTAGTTTTACTCTTACTGCACCTTGTTCGGCTGCTTGCTTGGCTCGAGCCTGCGCTTGTTTTGCTTCTTCGCCAGTAAACGCTGCAATAGCCTTCTGAGTTATCAAATATTTGGCACCTGTTTCCGCAATTTCTTTATCAGTCATTCCACGCAACTTACCGGTCTTGTTCATCATGTCCATGAATTGGACCATGCCTTCGGTTTGTTCTTCATAACTGATACCAGACAGTAATAGATTTCTGCGTAAATCTTTTCCTTCGGTGGCAAGTTGATCAAGTGCTAATCCTACATTTCTTAATTTTTTAACACCACCTACTGTTGATCCGCCAAAATCAGTTAATTCTTTCCTGCTGTGCGATACAACTTTAGAAAATTCATTGAGATTTAAACGCAATTCGCCGCTAGTTTCTCTCATTTGCAGCATACCGCCGCCAAATAAAACTCCATTCTTTTGCAAGACATCAAATGACATTGCAGTAATGGTAGTTTCTTTTTCAAGCATTTTCATGCCTTCTAGCGTTTTGGTACCGGCCTGAGCAGCAAAAGCCATTAAGGCCGATGTGCCTCCTGCTAGCCCTGCAACCAGTCTAGCAATTGGATTTGGTATTAGTGCTAGAGTAGTGGCTGCAACTTCTGCACCAGAACTCAATCTATTCAGTATTTGAATCTGACTTTCCATGGCAGCATTTTGCATGTTAAATGCTGTTTGGATACCACTGGCACCTTCTTGATAGCTGCCTATGGTTGTAGTAATTTGTTTTGTTACATAGTTGATGGCTTCGGCTAAGCCGCCTTTTAGTACTGATGCGGTCATTGATCCAGCAGCATCTCTAAATATCTCTGAAGCAGCCTGTGCCTGTTGGGCCAGTAGCTTTTGCCCAGCTGCTGACTGCTGCGTGGCTGTATCCAGTGCAGCAAATTGCGAAATAGAGCTTTGTAGTGCGGCAGTTTGACTTTGCACTGTTCCTGTGCCACGTTGCATTTCTGTGCGCAGTCTAGCCATGGACTGGCTGGCAGCAGCCATTGATGCCCTAGCATTGCCGGCCGTTCCGGTCAGTTGTTGAAACGCTTGTAACAGTTGTTGGATTTGTGGATCAGCCATATTTTTAGCCTATAAATATAGTATTATCAATTATTTATAGGAATCAAAAAATGGATCAAAAACCTCTCAATCCTTTGCGAGCGCATTTTAGACAACCAGGAATTTATCTAAGATTACCAAGCAATGGCCAGCACTGGACTGCTGGGTTGGATATACCCAAAACAGGTGAATTACCAATATATCCAATGACAGCAAAAGATGAGATTTTATTAAAAACACCTGACGCATTATTAAACGGCCAAGGTGTAGTAGATGTTATAGAAAGTTGTTGTCCACACATTACCGATGCGTGGGAAATTCCTAGTACAGATGTAGATGCTATTTTAATTGCGATTAGGGTAGCGTCTTATGGCAATACCATGAACATCGACACTAAATGCCCGCATTGCGAGACAGAAAATAGATTTGAAGTTGAATTAACAGGCTATCTAGATAGCATACAATGTCCTGACTACGATAAAAAATTAGAACATGAAAAAATTAGAATCAAAATCAAGCCACAAACTTACGCAAGTTTAAATGAAACTAGTAAAATTTCATATGAACAACAACGTATGTTGGAAAACATTGTCAGTGACAATACAGAAGATCAAACAAAAATTAGTGCATATAAGCACCACATTACTAGATTAGTTGATTTAAATGCAAAACTACTAGTAGATAGCACACAGTTTATTGAGCTAGTTGATAGTGGTACTATAGTGTCAGAACCAGAATTTATTCAAGAATTCTATTTAAATTGTGATTCAGAAATTTGTAAAAAATTACAAGAGCGCATAGTTGAGCTTAG